CCATTGAGGAGGCAGAGAAGCAAGAGCCTGTGGCGCTCGATCTGATAGCTTGTATTGAAGACGGAGAGCTGCGCTACATGACAGGAAGAAAAGCCCCTAAATACGACTGCGCCCTCTACGCAATACCTGTTGGAACAAAACTCTACGCCGCACCACCCAAGCGTGAGCAAGACAGCGCAGCATGGGAGCTTGTCGATCTGTGCAAGGCAGAGATCAAGCAGCTAAAAGATTTATATGAGAGACAATACGAACTGTCAAAATATTATTTAAAGTTATACCAAGAGGCTCGTACCAACGTCAAAAAGCCTTGGGTCGGGCTGACGGATGAGGAGCTTGTAATGTATAGCAAGCAGTTCAATGGTATTAGGTTAGTGAGAGAAATTGAAGCCCTATTAAAGGAGCGCAACACATGAACAAAGAAGAAAACACAATCATCCACAAGGTGTACCTCACCCTTGAGCGAATCACTTCTGGCACAATCAAAGAGATTGCAGCATCATGCGGCATGACGGACGCACAAGTGACCGCCGCTGTTGACAGGTTGCTTGAGATAAGAAAAGCTCATGTACAGGGTTGGAATCACACAGAGACAAGCCGTTGCCCAGTGCGCATCATCAGGCTTGGCAAAGGCGTAAACGCCCCCAGAGAGCGCAAGTCAGACGGGCGTGACACCAGTATGTTTGATATAAAACTGAAGATGGCGGAGCACAAGCGGTGGCTGGCAACCTTCAAGCCACACCCAGACCCCGCAGCAGCGTGGCTGTTTCATGAACCCAAAGTCGAATTACTAGGAGCGAAGTATGAATCAAACTTTAAATGAATACCTTGTTGAATTAAATGGTGGCGAACCACTTAGTATTAACATAGATGAGGTAAACAAAGAATTTGATAAAGCGTATGAAAAAGGAGGCTACGCACATCCTATGACTGTTGCCGACATTGCGCTCGAGACGCTTAAAGAGATTAACGATTTGGTCAACCACCCGCCCCATTACACCAGTCACCCATCTGGCATTGAGTGCATCCAGATCACTGAGCATATGGGGTTTTGTTTGGGCAATGCCATCAAATATATTTGGCGTGCTGATCTCAAAGAGGACGCCATAGAGGATCTAAAGAAGGCTGTCTGGTATATCAATCGGGAGATAGAAAGAAGAAGTGTTGCAAATAATTAACATAGGGAAAACACCTAGTAAATAATTGCTGGTGTTTACAAAATATTAACGAAACCGTGTTATATTTCTTCTCAGTGGCAACGTTGCCACCTAACCTGAGAGAGATCACCATGAAATTCGAATACAGACTGGCAGGAATCCCATGCATCATCGAGGCGACATCAAACGTGGTCAAAGGACAGGGCTACAGCGCCCCTAGCGAGCTCGACGCCCGTGGATGGGTCGAGAGTACCTTCAGCGTCTTAGATCGCCGTGGACGCCCTGCTGCGTGGCTAGAGCGTAAGCTGACAGACAAGTCCACTCAAGATATCAACGAGATGATTGCGGAGCTGTCATGAAAGACGACGTCATCGCAGTAACCCTCGGAGCGTTGATGATTCTGGCGTTCTGTTTCGTGTAAGATATTACAGACACCTCGGAGAGACGAGGACTCACACGCATGAGGGCTGTGAGAACATGGTGAACATAAGAAACCATGAGGTGAATCGCTGGTATCAACTCCAGCCCACAGTCCTCAGCCGTGTGGGGTTCAGGTCTTAGCCGCCTGATTTAAACAGCAGCAGTCTTGCAGACATAAGTTCCTTGGCAGGCACTTGCACTCTGGACTGTTAGTGTTTTAATGTCTAGTGGAAATCGTGCTTTATCGAGTCCCCACCTATTAGGGTAAGTCCTAATAAAATAGTTTGCACAATCGTTAATATTCTGTTAAATTATCTCTACTGACAAATTGCTCAGAACCAAGGAGAGATGAGATGAATACACTGATTGACATGATTGATGATGTTCCTGCACTGATGGGTGAAGTCGTTACAACAGTTTTGTACAAAGAAAACTGCAAGAAGTGCAATGGCTCTGGCAAGTTTGTTGGCTACACTGGCTACACCCTTGGTGAATGCTTCTCTTGCAAGGGCGCAGGCTTCCACGAGTTCAAGACGTCTCCTCAATACCGCCTCAAGGCTCGTACATCAACAGCAGCTCGCAAAGAGCGCCAAGCCACAGCCACGATCGATGCCTTCGCTGCTCAGTACCCAGCCGAGCACGCATGGATGATTAAGACAGCCCCTCGCTTTGAGTTTGCCCAGTCGATGCTGGATGCTGTGGTTAAGTTCGGCTCGTTGACAGAGAAGCAGCTCGCAGCAGTTCAGAAGTGTGTTGCCAAGGATGCAGAGCGCAACGTCGAGCGTGCAGCTCGTGTTGAGGCAGCACCACAGATCGACATCAGCAAGATCGAGGTGTCCTTCTCTAAGGCAATGGCGGCAGGCATCAAGCGCCCCAAGCTGCGTCTGGCTGACTTCCGTTTCTCACCTGCGCCAGTGACAGGCAACAACGCAGGCGCTATTTATGTCAAGGCGGGCGAGACCTACCTCGGCAAGATTGCAGGCGGCAAGCTCTTCAAGAGCCGTGAGTGCGACGAATCGACAGAGGCTAGTATCTTGGTGGCTGCTGCCGATCCAGAAGCCGCAGCGATTGCATACGGTCGTAAGTTCGGTCAGTGCGCTATCTGCGCCCGTGAGTTGAGTAATCAGGAGTCGATTGACCGTGGCATCGGTCCGATCTGCGCCGACAAATTTGGTTGGTAATTAGTGGGCTGGGGATTGACATGATCCCTAGTTGTAGTAAAATATGTACATATTGTCGGGATTGGAAAACCGATGAGAAAAGACCGCTTTAATCTGTGTCCCGCCCCGTTCAGGGGTCCAGCCCCACAAAGGCTGTTTTCCAATCGGGGCATAGACTAAAGCGGTTTTTCTATTTTCCCGTCATGCATGATGATTTTAGGGTTGACCGCATCGGGTCATGCAGATGGAAGTGGGGAACTAAGCGAAAGCCCCAGCCGTGGGAGTTGAGAGCGGCTACAGGAAGCACCAAGCGATGAACGGCTCCATCAGGTCAATCTGGTGGGAGAGCTGGAAACAAGCACCCTGTAGTGACAAGCTCGATCAGAGCGGCATCGGGTCTCCGCACATTAGGGGGCGATAGTCTGATCAGTTGTGCTGGAATAATGAGCGATAAGCACAGCCCGTTGCGATAGTCACTGGATACCTCAGTATGCAAACGGAACACCTCGAAGGTGGCTACGGCTACCCTAGGGGGAGTTTTGTCCAGAGCTCCGTACTGTTTCCTAGTCTGCATAACAGTTGAACGGTATACAGGAATGACAGTAAACTACCGACATCGCAACGCTTTGAGAGAAAGCAGATGGCAAAGATGGGAAGACCGACAAAACAGACGCCTGAGCTGTTAGACGAAATATGTACACGAGTTTCGGACGGAACTCCTTTGCGTGAAATATGCAGGGAGGATGATAAGCCGACTTGGTCGACATTCTACGATTGGCTGCGCAAAGACAAAGAACTTTCCGCACGCTTCGCACAGGCGAGGGAACTTGGAACCGACGCAATTGCTGAGGATGCGCTGGCAATCATCGATGAGCGCCCAGAGAGCGTGACGCTTGAGGGTTCGAGCAGGATTGATTCTGGCTACGTCCAGTGGCAGAAGAACCGTGTTGAGCTGCGGCTCAAGCTGTTGTCCAAGTGGAACCCACGCAGGTACGGCGACCGTCAGATCTTGGCTGGTGACAGCGAGGCTCCTGTGGAGATTAAGCACTCGAATACTCTGGATGAGACGATCTTGAACTTTGAGCGCAAGCTACAGCTCCAGAATGAATCAGAAGAAAGCTAAGGTGCGCCCTCAGGGCGTGCCTGACACCATAAGCAGCACATTGGCTTTAATTAAGAGCGCCGAGTTCCGCAATGAGTACGACGCCGCCCCCATCGATCAGAAGACCGCCTTCGACTGGCGGCTCAAGTGGCTAGGGGCTGCGCACCCCCATCAGATCCTGCCCTCAGGTGACTGGTGGTCGATCTGGCTGCTTCTGGCGGGTCGTGGCGCTGGTAAGACAAGGGTGGCGGCAGAACAGATCGGCTGGTGGGCATGGACGACGCCTAACAGTAGGTGGCTGGTGTCCGCCCCCACCAGTGCCGATGTGCGCTCTACGTGCTTTGAGGGTGACTCAGGTCTGCTGAACGTCATCCCCCCTGCCTTGATCAAGGACTACAACAAGTCGTACCACGAGATCAAGCTGATCAATGGCTCGCTGATTAAGGGCGTGCCGAGCTCGGAGCCTGAGCGCTTTCGAGGAGGTCAGTATCATGGGGCTTGGCTCGACGAGCTGGCGGCGTGGGAGTACCTCAGAGAGTCATGGGACATGATCATGTTCTCTGTGCGGCTAGGGGAGCGCACACGTATCTTGGCGACCACGACGCCTAAGCCTAAGGAGTTGATCCTTGAGCTGATTGAGCGTGACGGTGACAACGTCGTGGTGACCACCGCCTCGACCTACTCGAACATCGACAACCTTGCCCCCAGCTTCCGAGAGCAGATCCTGAGCTACGAGGGGACGAAGATCGGCAGGCAGGAGATCTACGCCGAGATCATCGATCCAGAGGAGGGCGGCATCATCAATCGTGACTGGTTCAGGCTCTGGCCCGCAGAGCGTGAGTTCCCACAGTTCGAGTATGTGCTGCAGTCCTACGATACAGCCTTCACAGAGCGCACGACAGGCGATCCTACAGCGTGTTCCGTATGGGGCATCTTCAAGCCGCTCGATCGCCCCCTGTGTGCGATGCTGCTGGATTGTTGGTCAGAGCATCTGGCGTACCCAGACCTCAAGCCCAAGCTGCTGGATGACTACACGGCGGTGTATGGTGAGCCGGGCAAACGAGTCGACCTCGTCCTGATCGAGGAGAAGGCAAGCGGTCAGTCGCTCATTCAGGACTTGGGGCGTGCTCACGTTCAGGTTAGGGGCTACAACCCCGGCAAGCTGGACAAGGTGCAGCGTGTCCACCTGATATCAAACATCATCGCCGCTGGTCGGGTGTACCTGCCTGAGTCTACGAAGAAGAAGGGCTACGTGCGAGACTGGGCTGAGCCCTTCGTGCAGCAGGTCTGTTCGTTCCCAGAGACGCAGCACGACGATTATTGTGACACTATGTCGCAAGCATTAAGATACTTGAGGGATGCGGGCTTCCTAGATATTGACCCTGCGCAGCATTACGACGATAATGATTATATTGACGATTCACGCATCAAGCGTGAGAACCCTTATGCGGCGTGATCATGGCTAAAGCTAAGACAGCAACTAATGCATTCATTGATTTCTTCACGCCAAAGGGTAAGTCGTCGGGGGCGTTGCCTTCCAGCGCAAAGCTACCTGATTACGACACCGCTATGTCAAAGTATCTCAGCAACGAACGATTAAGCGCCGCAGAGACAACCGTATTAGGATTGAATCACCCTGCTGGGGGCGGAGTTAACCTGTCCAGACTGCCATCAGAGTACACGGCTGAGTTTGACATGCAACGCAAGCTCAAGCCAAGAAAGATCATCACGCCTGAGTCAATGTTTGGTAGCGCCAGCATCCCATTAGTGGGCGACTCTGCGGATGCAGGAAAGCGACTGATCAGTGTCAATGGCATTCCATTAAACGAGGACGTCAATCTACAGGGTGGCTCTAGGTTTGGTCGTGACAATAAAGACGCATGGGCATCAGGACAGGGCGTCGTCACTGTTCTGGACAATCAGATCGAAAGGGCGTTACAGGGCGTAGACAAGGTGTACGCACCGCACGTATCGATGTCTGGCACTGGTGGCGACTTCAATACGATGACCACTAAGACGCTGCTAAACCTGTTTGACCCTGCGGACATATCTCCAGAGTCAGCTAAGAAATTTGATGACAGCATCAAAAGTATACAAAAGAAAAACAAAAAAACGGGAGAGATTACTTATCCGTTTGCAGACTTTGTCGGGGTACAGCACCCTGAGTTGCGTGAGCAGTTGCTGTCGAAACTAGAGGGAACAGGCAATCTCCGCAAGGCGTTTGTTGAGACAATGAACAAGGCAGAGTTTCAGAAGCTAGGGTTTCCTGAGCCTGCGGCTGCAAGGTTTGCAACGAGCGATCGAGTCCTCTTAGATAAGCCGATCGGCAGCACTGGTTATGAAATCATGGAGTTCGCCCCCGGCGAGCGTGTCATCACCAAGCCCAAGGTTCCGCACGAGACATACCCAGTCCACTTAAAAGGCAACTATGCTGGCTCGCTTGCGGATACCGTACCCGCTGAGGTCTTCTTCAAAGACTATTACGAGGGCAGACGATTGATGGGTTCGCCCAAGTCGTCAGACACAAGAGCCTTCACGATGTCATCGCCGATTCAGTACCACGATCAGGCATGGCTAGATAACATTATGGGATTCATTACAGCTCGTGATGCCAAGATCAAGACTGGTGAGTACGCCGACGGCGGCATGGTCGAGTCTCCTACACAGGAGGCGATAGCGGACACGGTGCGTAATCCTAACGCTGCACGTATGCTGGAGATGGATCTGGCGAACCTTGCGGTGATGAATCAGCCACAGCGTATGGCGGAAGGCGGAGAGGTAAGCCCACGCCTGTTCTATGAGAAGCCAAAGAAATTGCCCGACGGCGTGGTGGCTGACACAGGTCAAGCCGATGGCGTCTACAGCCCAACCGTAGCAAGCGAGACATCCCGTGTATTCGGCATGAATCCAAAAGCCGATCGATTATCAATCTTGCCACGCTACAGCCGTGAGGAAGGACTCGTCGCCCCCCAGTTTGTGTACGACGCAGCTAAGGCGATCACCGCCCCCAGCGTGGCGGCAAGAGGCTATGAGGTTGCCCCAGACGAGGCTGTCAACCTAGCGATGAACGTTGCAGGCGCAGGGTACGGGGCAGGTGCAGCGATGCGCAACCCAACAGGCAAGGGCGGCAAAGACTTGGGGATGTTCGTTGGGCAGAAGTCCAACACTTGGGATATGGACAAGTACGAGATGGCGCTCAAGATGGATAAGGCTGGCATCGATCCCTCGGAGATTAACCGCTACACGGGTTACTACAAGAACCCATCTAGCAAGGTCTGGTCGCAAGAGATACCTGATGCATCAGCCAAGTTGGTTGGCAAGATGCCAGAATCTTTGGGAGAAACTGTTCCGCTTGGGGATATCATCCGTCACGAGAATCTGTTTTATGCATATCCAGATATGAAAAACATTCCTGTTACTCGTGAGGCGGGTGCTGGTGCGACATATTCTCCTGAGAGAAACTCCATATCGATTGGCACTGAAATTGTAGATCCTATTACGCAACTAAAGGCGCTTCTGCATGAGGCGCAGCATTCAATTCAGACCAAAGAGCGCTTCCCTCGTGGCACGAATAAGGGAGAGATGGAGCAATTCATCACGCCTGAGATGGCAAAGATTAATGAGCGTCTAGGTGAGTTGTTCTATGCCGCAAAGCGTGACCCAAAGAATGAAAAAGAGTGGGGTGAGTTGAACAGCAAAATGCGCAAGCTGAAAAAGCAGCAGAAAGAGGATGCTACAGAGACGTACATGCGTGCCGAGGGTGAGGCACAAGCTCGTGCGGTCGAGGAGCGTATGTTGCTCTCTGAGAAGCAGCGTCGTGAGATTGTTCCGACGGCGAGCTTTGACAGACCGATGTCGCAGTTGCACCAGTTGTACGCTAATGGTGGCGCAGTCAAGATGGCAGAAGGCGGAGAGCCTAGTCAGGCTGAGATCGATCGGCAGCGTCTGGAGCTTATGAACGCCCCCGTCATCCAAGCCACGCCACAGACGTTCACGCAGCGTGCGATTGGTACGCTCGGTGGCTACATGGATCAGGCAGGAGAGTTTGTGAGTGAGGCGATCAAGCCGCTTGAGGAGAGGAATCCTGTCAAGCACTTCCTTGCTGATATGTTTTTGGCGGGATCTCTTAAAGGTGCTGGCACGGCGTTACAAGATTACACCAAGACCAGCCGAGAGTACACAGAGGACAACCCATACAAGCGTGCTCCGATTACTGGCAGCGGACAGACAATGTCGCTCGACCCACGCATGTTAGATGTGATCGGCTTCGCTCAGCCAGTAGCAAAGTACGGCATCAAGGGCGTGAGGGCAGGAGCTAAGGCAGTAACACCATTTGCGAAAGACGTAGGCGAGATGGCGAGCGAGATGTACATGAGGGGTGATGTGCCGTTCATGCCCTCCCCTAACCTCTACGCCGCTTCGCCTGACGGTAAGCCATCGAAGGTGCTCGCCCCCGCCAATCAGATCGGGTTCTACTCACCGACTGAGGCTGCGGCACTGAACCTTCAGCGCAAGTCAGGGCAGGGTCAGGCGTTCCTAAACGACATCATGAAGGGCGAGAACGTCAAGGCTGACGAGATCAGTGCGATGGGCTTGGATACGTTCCTGAAGGGCAAGACAAACGTCACGGCAGATGAGGTGCGTGACTACATCGCTCAGAACAAGATACAGTTGGGTGAGACTGTTTATGGTTATCGCAAGCCGCCTGAGGCTAAGCCTGAATCGCCTGAGGATTTTCTGAGATTTGAGAATCTAGGTGAGGAAATAGACAGCTCAAGGAATTTTGCCGCTGAGACAAAAGCGCCTAAATTTGAAAGATATCAACTACCCGGCGGCGAGAACTACCGTGAGATTGTGCTGACGTTGCCTGACCAGCCCGTAAATGCGCTTGCTGCTTATGCAAAGTACAGAGATGAGTTGTATTCAAAATATGGAAAATCATATTATCAAGTTGAGGCATCTCCTGAAGAATTAAACAAATTAAATTTGTTGAGCGAAGCCACCTCAGTTGTGCAGCCACAATATCGCTCCTCCCACTGGGACGAACCCAACGCCCTCGCCCACCTCCGTGTCAGCGACCGTGTAACGGATGGCAAGAAGACGCTGCTCGTCGATGAGGTGCAGTCTGACTGGCATCAGGCGGGGCGAGATAAGGGGTATGTTGATCCTAATGCAAAAACATCCTTACAGTTAGAAAGAGAATTAAACATTGTTGAACAAAAAAGAAAGCAATTGTTGAACGAAGCAGAAGCGCTACCTGATTCAGAAGTGGAAAAATTTAACAAGTTAATGGAGGAATCTCGTAATCTTACCGATCAAGCAAGGGATCTGTATGAACAGTTTGATGCTTCAGTTGGCAATCGATATAAAGTCCCCGACGCTCCCTACAAGGACGACTGGTATCAGCTTACCCTGCGCCGTGCCATCAAGGAGGCGGTGGACGGCGGCTATGACCGTGTTGCACTTCCCACTGGTCAGCGTGTTGCCGAAAGGTTTGACTTAAGTAAGCAGATCGATCGCATCGACTACAACAAGAACGATGACGGCACGTTTAGTATGTCCGCCATTAAGGATGGTCGTGAGGTGTTTGCGAAAGAAGGTCTTGACGAGAAAGAGTTGTCAGGGATTGTCGGCAAGGATGTAGCTAAAAAAATCGTAGGGGATGAGGGTTCGTCCGCACCTAAGGCAGACCGATGGGAGGCTGAGGACGGCGATGTGCCTGAGTTTAAATCCTTGTCTGGGCTTGACCTGTCCGTCGGCGGCGAGGGCATGAAGAAGTATTATGACGAGATATACCCTAGCTACCTCAAGAAACTTGGCAAGAAGTACGGCGCACAGTCTGGAATGACGAAAGTAGACGTCGAAGGAAAACCAGAGCCCCTGCATTACATGGAGATCACACCTGCGATGCGCAAAGAGTTCAGCACAGGTATTCACATGAAACGTGGTGGTAAAGTACAATTCGCTAAATCGCTTGACGCAATGCGCCACGAACTAACAAAGGCTAAATAATGGCTACAGAATTCCCTATACCTCAAGACTACAACCGATTTGTCGCTCCTGAGGCTCTTGGAGACAGTGAGTTCGCTGATACAGCAGAGGTAGACCTGTTTGATCAGGCGGATGTCGAGGAGCAGGATGACGGATCAGCGATTGTCCGCATGGATGATGACTTGCTCGGTCCAGACGAGTCACCAGACTTCTACGAGAACCTTGCAGATGTCATCGATTCCTATGAGCTAGGTACTGTAGCGCTTAAATATCTTGAGCTAGTAGAGAAGGACAAGTCAGCCCGTGAGGGGCGTGACAAGCAATACGAAGAGGGATTACGCCGTACAGGGCTAGGGCAGGACGCACCGGGCGGAGCCGCCTTCATGGGCGCATCCCGTGTCGTACATCCGATCATGGCTGAGGGCTGCGTAGACTTTGCGGCTCGTGCGATTAAGGAGTTGTTTCCACCTGACGGTCCCGTCCGCTCTAAGATCATCGGCGAAGTGACTGAAGAGAAGACTCGAATCGCTGACCGTAAGCGTGACTATCTCAACTACCAGTTGATGGAGAAGATCGAAGAGTACCGTGACGAGGAGGAGCAGTTGCTCACTCAGCTACCGCTCGGCGGCTCACAGTACATGAAGATCTGGTACGACGAGAGCAAGAAGCGCCCATGCGCTGAGTTCTTGCCGATCGATAACGTGTACCTTCCATTTGCTGCAGCGAACTTCTACACTGCGAGCCGTGTGACTGAGGTCAACGACATCACGCAGGAAGACTTCGAGGCTCGTATATCATCTGGCTTGTACATCGATCTCGACGTCTATCGTGCGAGCCAAGAGCCAGAAGAGACTAAGCCAGAGAAGGCAAACAACAAGATCGAAGGACGCAAGAGCGAGTCAGAGAACATTGACGGTATCCGTCGTGTGTTCCACATCTACACTTGGATGGAGCTCGAAGACGATCCTAAGTCTAAGGGTGAGCGTGCTCCTTACATCCTGATGATCGATGAGTTGAGCAGCGAAGTCGTCGGTCTATACCGTAACTGGGAAGACGGCGACGAGTTGATGAGCAAGCTCGACTGGATTGTTGAGTTTAAATTCATCCCTTGGCGAGGTGCTTATGCTATTGGTCTGCCTCATCTTATTGGAGGGTTGTCTGCTGCTCTTACTGGGGCTCTGCGTGCTCTGCTTGACTCAGCTCATATAAACAACAGCCCGACGATGCTCAAGCTCAAGGGCGGCAAGATCTCTGGGCAGAGCCTTATCGTAGAGCCGACGCAGGTGACGGAGATCGAAGGCGCACCCGGCGTGGACGACGTCCGCAAGATCGCCATGCCGATGCCGTTCAATCAGCCGTCCGCTGTCCTGTTCCAGTTGCTTGGATGGCTTACCAGCGCAGCTAAGGGCGTGGTCACTACAGCCGAAGAGAAGATCGCTGACGTCACATCGAACGCCCCCGTAGGCACGACTCAGGCGCTGATCGAGCAGGGCGCTGCGGTGTTCTCCTCGATCCATGCACGCCTGCATACTAGCCAAGCCCGAGTCCTTAAGATCATCGGTCGCTTGAATCGTTGGTATCTGGAAGACAATCCAGACGAGATGAGCCAAGAGCTGGGTGTGACTGCAGAGGACTTCGAGAAGAACTCCGACGTCGTTCCTGTCTCAGACCCGCACATCTTCGCCGAGTCACAGAGATATGCACAGGTGCAGACCTTGGCTGCTCGTGCTCAGGCAAACCCTGATCTGTACAATCGCCTTGCAGTTGAGAAGCGTATCCTCAAGCAGATCAAGCTGCCTGATATCAACGAGGTGCTCCCAGATCCGCAAGACGTCAAAGAGATGAACCCTGCGCTTGAGAACGTGGCGATGACGCTTGGTAAGCCTGTTGGCGCATATCCAAGCCAAGATCATCTGGCGCACATTCAGGTTCACTTAGATTACGCTAAAGACCCGATGTACGGCGCAAGCCCGATCATGGCTCCTGCGTTGATCCCTGCAATGCTAGAGCACTTGAAGCAGCACCTGACGCTCTGGTACTTGGGTGCGATGGATAGGTATGCATCTGACGCATTGACTGAGCCTTTCGATATCCTGAAGGTTCAGCCGATTATTCAGGAAGCACAGCAACTGCTTGCTGCAAGCTCACAGCACGTACATATGGATAGCCAGCAACAGTTCTCTGGCGTTGTTCCTGTCGTTCAGCAGATGATCCAGACGATTCAGCAACTTAAAGCGCAGCAAACACCGACAGACCCATCGGTTCAGGCGCTTGTGCAGACGCAGATGGCTGAAACTCAGCGTAAGGCAGCATACGATCAGGCTAAATTGCAGCTTGATGGCGCTAAATTGCAGGCTGACACACAAGCCAAACAAGAGAAGAACGTTGCTGACCAGCAGATCAAAGCTGCAGACATCACAGGCAATATTGGCTTGTTGACTCTTGAGCAGCAACACGAGATGCAAAAGCAGCAACTAGCAGTAAGGCAGCAGCAAGAGATGGCTGCGCAGCAACAAATGGCAGCACAACAGCAGCAAATGGCTGCGCAACAACCCCAAATACCACCTCAAGGAGTTCCAAATGTCTGAAGCAATCTCGCAACATAAGCGCATGGCAATGGGTGAAACCGTTCCACTCGCAAAAGGTAAGGCAGTCATCCAGAAATACGCCAACGGCGGCTCTGTGATGAACGAAAGCAAAGTGGCAACGTTGCCAGCTCGTGGCTCAGCACCCTCACCACTTGAAAAATCAAGCGGCACGAAGATTGCCACCTACAAAAAGGGCGGCGCTGTACCCAAGAAGGGTATTGGACTGACTATCGCCATTGGAATGCCAATGAAAAAAGCAGCGGGTCGTGGTCGTTAACCCTATAAGTGACCTGATCGGCAGAATAAAGGAGCGGCGCTTAGAGCTAGCGCTGTCTCTTGCCGACGGTTATGCCATAAATATTGAGAGCTACCACCGTCTTGTAGGACAGTATCAGGGCTTAGGTGAAGCCTTAGATATACTCGACAACATCATGAAAGAGAAAGACGAAGATTTGTAGTACCTGCGCCGAATGGCGCTTTTAACCAAATGCCGTATGGCATTTTATAGGAGTAGTAAAAATGGCATCAAGAGAAAGGGACTTTGCAACTCTAGAAGAAGCGTTCCCAGAATGTGATTCAGGCGTAACTCCGCTTGGCGCACGCATTCTTTTTCAACTTAAAAGCATTAAAAAGGCTTCCAAAGGCGGCATCTTATTGGTCAAAGAGACCAGAGATACGGAACAAGCGCAGTCACTAGTGGCTAAGGTGATTGCAATGGGTCCGATTGCGTTCATGGACAGAGATAAAGGCACACCGTGGGCTGAAGGTGCATGGCTTAAGGTAGGCGATTACTGCCGTGTACCTCGTTGGAGTGGCGACAGATTCCAAGTTCCCCACCCAACAGACCCAGAGGAAGAAATTTCCTTTCAAATAATGAATGACTTTGAGACATTTGCAAGAGTCAATCCTGATCGTGTACTAGACATGAGGCAATTCGTATGAACCCAACAGATAAAATGGAAATGCAGGTCGCTGAAGAGCAGGACGGCTCGGCAATTGTTCATCTTGAGGACGGAGAGTCGCCCCAAGCGGAAGAAAAGCCTGAACTTGCCGAAGGTGGCGATGTTGAGAGCGATGATTCCAATGACGGGCTAGATTCTGACCCCGATCGGGAGCAAATTCGTGCGGCTCGGCGTGAAGAGCGCAAGCTAAAGAAGCAGATTCACCGTGAAAAGACCAAAGAGTCCAATCACTTGATCAATGCGCTCAAAAGTCAGAACCAGCAGCTTGCTGAGCGTCTTGCACACCTCGAAAAGCGCACATCTGGAGCTGAATTAGCTCGAGTCGACAAGGCAATCGACGACACAGAGGTGCAGATCGAGTACGCCAAGATGAAGATGCGGGAAGCCGTAGCTAATCAGGACGGTGATGCGGTCGTCAAAGCTCAGGAGTTGATGTATGAGTCTCAGCGTAAGGTGGAGGCTCTTAAAAACATCAAGAACCAAGCCACTAAGCAGATGTCGCAGCCTCCAAAGCCTACGATGAACGTGCCAGATCCTGCTGTTACCCAGAACGCCA